CCGAGCGCGTGAACAACACCTGGGCCGAGGGGATCAGCCACGACGAGTGGGTTTCGGCCGCGCTGCGTTCACTGCGCCGGGCCTGACATGACCGCTGACGACCTCGTCGCCGCCGCGCGACTGCTGCATGGCGGGGAGCACGGCGCGCTGGCCGCGCTCGCCCAGCGCGTCGGCGTCTCCTACGACAGTCTGCGCCACATGGCCGCCGGCCGCCGCACCGTGCCGTCCGGGCTGGCGGCGGAGATCGAGCAGCTGGTGCTGACGGTCCCGCGCACCGTCACCGTCGGCATCCTGCCCGCGGCCCTGCCACCCGACATGGACCGCGACGGCCCCTGCGCCGACACGATGGACCCCGCGCTGGATGCCCTGGCCGCCTGCGCCGAGGGTGCCGGCTGGCACCCCGCGGAGGTCGCGGCCGCCGCGCTGGGCTGGGCCGTGCACCGCATCGCCGACGGCGCCGGCGACGCCGCCGCGCGCCAGGCCCTGGCCGACGCGGCGGAGCTGCTGAGCCTCTCCCAGCCGTAGAGCCGCCCACGCCCGTGGGCGTGCCGCGCGCCCCCCGCGCGCGCGATGCTGGCGGCCATGTCGTCCTCACTGACCAGTCCTGGCTTTGCCAGTGCGCCAGCCGCCGCCCGCTTCGGGTCGGCCGCGGGGGCCGAGCTACTGGTCGGCGGCGTCGCCCATCGCGGCTGGCGGGCGGTCAAGGTCACGGCCAGCCTCGACGCGCCGGCCGTCAAATGCACGCTGGACCTGGCCGAGCGCTGGACCGACGACCCCGCGCTGCCGCCGCGGGCGGTCCGCCCCGGGGCCGCCTGCCGCCTGACGCTCGATGGCGATGTCGTCGTCGATGGCTGGATCGACGCGGTCGATGTGTCGTACGACACCGCCGAGCACGTCCTGACCGTGGTCGCGCGGGACAAGGTCGGCGACCTGGTCGACTGCGCCGCTGTGCTCGATGGCCCGCACGAATGGGCGGGGCTCCGCCTGGATGAGATCGCCCGCCGGCTCGCCGCGCCGTTCGGTGTGTCCATCGTCGCCGATATCGACCCCGGGCCCGCCTTCCCGCGCTTCGCGGTCCAGCCGGGCGAGACCGCGTGGGAAGCCCTCGATCGCGCCGCACGTGCGCGTGGCATCCTGCTGGCGGGCGACGGGACCGGCCGGCTGCGCCTGACCCGCGCGGCCGAGGCGGCGGCCGGCGCGGGCCCGATCGAGTATGGCGTCAATGTCCGCCGCGCGAACGCCACGTTCGACCACGCCGGCCGCCACAGCGTCGTCTGCGTGCGCGGCCAGGCCGAGGGTGGTGGCGCCGGCGCCGAGGCGCGGCTGCGCGACGACCGGATCACGCGCCACCGCCCGCGCGTGCTGGTCGCCGAGGCCGCCGGCGGCGCCAGCACATTCGCCGATCGCGCGGCGTGGGAAGTGCGCGCGGCGGCGGGGCGGTCGGTGCGGGTCGCGTATGTCGTCGCTGGCTGGCGCGGGGCCACCGGCGCGCTGTGGCGCACGATGACGCGCGTGCCCGTGCGGGACCCGTTGCTCGGGATCGACGCGAATCTGCTCGTCTCGGCGGTCGTCTACAGCCTGACGCCGCAGGATGGCAGCGTGACAGAGGTCGAGGTGACGCTGCCCGACGCCTACGACACCCAGCCCGCGCCGCCCGCGGCAGGCCGCCCGGCCTCCGGCGCGGAGCGCGGCCTGTTCGACGTGACGACCGGCACCCCGGTGCGCGTCCCCGTCCCGGGCGGCACGCCATGACGCCGGGCGACGTCACCCGCCTGCTCGCCCCGATCGCCCGCCGCGTCCTGCTGGCGATCGGCGTGGGCCGCGTCAGGCGCGTCGATGATGGCGGAGATCTCCAGCGGCTGCAGGTGTCGCTGCTCGCGGCCGAGGACCGCGACGGGGTCGAGCGCTACCAGCCCTACGGCCTGTCCAGCCATCCGATGGCTGGGGCGGAGGCCGTGGTCGTCTCCGTCGCGGGCAGCCGCGACCATCCGGTAGCGATCGCCGTCGATGACCGCCGCCACCGCCCGCGCGGCCTGCAGCCCGGGGAGGTCTGCCTGTACACCCATGTCGCCGGCCAGCGGGTGACGTTGCTGGCGAACGGGACCATCCGGATCGAGGGCTCGGCCATCGAGCTGGTCGGGCCGGTCCAGGTGACCGGCGACGTCACGGTCAGCGGCGATGTCACCGCCGGCGGCATCAGCCTGCGGACGCACCGCCACGCCGGCGGGCCGCTGCCGTCATGATGCAGGTCGGCTGGGACAGGCTGCGCGCGTCGGGCGACCTGGTGCTCGGGCCATCCGGTGGCGTCGGCGACGAACCTGGGCTGGCCACGGCCGTGCTGCTGTCCCTGTTCCTCGACCGCCGGGCGGAGGCGGACGACCAGGTGGATGGCGCCGGCCTGTTCGCGCGCCGGGGCTGGGTCGGCGATGCGCTGGCCATCCCCGGTGCCGCGCCCGGCGACCGGATCGGCTCGCGGCTCTGGCTGCTCGCCCGCGAGAAGCAGCAGGACGAAACGCTGCGGCTGGCGGAGGACTATGCGCGCGAAGCGCTGGACTGGCTGGTGGGTGATGGGCTGGCGGCCGAGGTCGCCGTCGCCGCCGCCTGGATCGCCCGCGGCGTCATGGAACTGACCGTCACCGTCACCCCACCCGCGGGCGACCCGCAATCCCTGACCTACGGCCTCAGGACGCTCTGAGATGCCCTTCAGCCGCCCCTCACCGCAGCAAATCCGGGACCGCATGGCGGCGGAGGTGGACGCCGCGCTGCCCGGCGCCGATGCCCGCCGCCGCCGCAGCGCGGAGGAAATCCTGGTCCGCGCCATCGCCATCGCCAGCCACGAGCTGCACGGCCACCTGGCCTGGGCCGCGCGGCAGATCCTGCCGGACACGGCGGATGCCGCTCAGTTGGACCGCCACGCGGCGATCTGGGGGATCACGCGCCGCGCCGGCACGGCCTCGCGCGGGCCGCTGACCATCGCCGGCACGCCCGGCGCGGTGCTGGCGGCCGGCGCGGAATTCCGGCGCGCGGATGATGCGCGCTACACGCTGGACGCTGGCATCACCATCGGCGCGGGCGGCACCGCGCTCGGCCAGATCACCGCCTTGGTTCCTGGCGCGGCGGGGGATGCGCCGGCCGCGGCGCAGATGTCGCTGATCGCGCCCGCCGCCGGCATCCAGCCCTTGGCCATCGTGGCCGCCCCCGGCATGACTGGCGGGGCGGAGCCGGAGGCGGACAGCGTGCTGCGCGCCCGCATCCTGGCGCGCATCCAGGCCCCGCCGGCGGGCGGGGCGACCACGGATTACATCGCCTGGGCGCAGGCCGTGCCCGGCGTGGACCGCGTCTGGGTCTATCCCGGCTGGCTCGGCGCGGGGACGGTCGGTGTGACACTGCTCGGCCCCGGCGCCGCGATCCCCAGCGTGGGGCTGGTGGCGCAGGTGCAGGCCGCGATCGACGCGCTGCGGCCTGTCACCGCCGCCGTCACGGTCTTCGCGCCGACCGCGCTGCCGGTCGCTGTCACCATCCAGATCGCGCCTGACACCGCCGCGACCCGCGCCGCCGTGCTGGCCGCGCTGCAAGGCGCCGTCGCGGCGGAAGCAGAGCCCGGCAGCACGCTGCGCCTGTCGCGGGTCTCGGCTGCCGTATCCGCCGCGGCGGGTGAGGTCTGGCACCGCATCACGGCGCCGGCGGCCGATGTGGTGCTGGCGCCCGGCCAGGTCGCGACACTCGGCGCGGTGACGTTCGTATGATGGCGGCGGAGTATCTGGCCCAGCTCGCCGCGCTGCTGCCCCCTGGCCCTGCCCTGTCGCGGGACCCCGACAGCGTGCTGATGCGCCTGCTGGTGGCCCCGGCGGCGGAACTGGCGCGGGTGGAAGCGCGCGGCGCCGCGCTGCTCGACGAAGCCGACCCGCGCGGCACGTCCGAACTGCTGGAGGATTGGGAACGCGTCGCGGGCCTGCCCGATCCCTGCCTTGGCCCGGCGCCGACCATCGCGCAGCGGCGCGCGCGGCTGGTGCAGCAGCTGACACAGACGCGGGGGCAGAGCCCCGCTTTCTTCGTGGCCGTCGCCCAGCAGCTCGGCGCGGCGACGGCCAGCGTCACCGAATTCCGCGAGCATGATTGCGAGCAGTCCTGCGAAGCGCCGGTGCACGGCCCGGACTGGCGCTTCGCCTGGCTGCTGAACCTGCCTTCCGTCCCGGTCACCGACAGCACGGCGGAGGACACATGCGAAACCCCGCTGCGGGTCTGGGGCGACACGACCATCGAATGCGTCGTGCGCGGCCTGGCACCCGCCCACACCATCCCCCTGTTCGGCTACGGCTGAGGAGCTCCGATGCAGCGCGTCACCCGATCCACCGCCGTCGCCGTCCAGCCGGCCGTCCCGGCCAGCCCTGGCACGCCAGGCTTCTTCAGCCCGGGCAATCCGGGTGGCGGCCTCGCGGCCACCGTGCCGGGCTACGAATGGTTCAACATGGTGCAGGAGGAGCTGATCGGCGTGATCCTGCGCGCCGGCCTGACGCCGGACGCCGCCGACCAGGCGCAGCTGCGAAAGGCCCTGGACCGGCTGCATGGCGGCGGGCTGCGCACCCTCACGGCCAATACCACGCTGACCGCCGACGACGCCGGCCTGGTGCTGGTGGATGCATCCGGCGGCAGTCGCACCATCACGCTGCCGGCCGCCAATGTGGCGGGTGGGCGGCCGATCAGGTGGCAGTTCGTCCGCACCGACACGACGGCCGCGAATACGGTCACGATCCAGCGGGCCGGCGGCGACGCCATCGAGGGGGCCGTCAGCCGCACCATGCTGCCCGGTGAGCGGCTGTCTCTCGTGTCCGATGGCGTGGCGGCGTGGCGCGTGCTGGCCGGCGCCGGCCGGCTGATCGGCGTCCAGGTGTTCAGCGCCGCCGGCACCGCGACCTACACGCCGACGCCGGGCACGACCAGCGTGCTGGTTGAAGCCGTCGGTGGCGGCGGCGCGGGTGCCGGGGCGCCCGCCACGGGCGTCGGGCAGGGCGCGGTCGGTGGCGCCGGCTCGGCCGGCACATATGGACGCGGCCGATACACATCGGGCTTCGCCGGCGTGACCGTGACCGTCGGGGCTGGCGGCACGCCTGCCGCCGGCGCCTCGGGCGGCGCTGGTGGAACCAGCAGTTTCGGCCCGCTGCTCAGCGCGCCGGGCGGCCCAGGCGGCGGTGCGGCAGGTCCCGGCGCACCCCCGCTGATTGTCGGCGTGTTCGGCGGCAGCGCGCCCGTCGGCTCGAATATGGGGGGCGGCGCGGGTGCGTCCGGTCAGGCGTCCACGCAGCACACCGTCACGCTCGGCGCAGGCGGCGCGGGGGGATCGGGGCCATACGGCGGCGGCGGCGCGCAGAACCCGGCCGGGTCGGACGGCGCCGCGGCGAACGGGCCGGGTTCCGGCGGCGGCGGCACCGCCAATTCGCAGTCATTCGCGGTGCGCACCGGTGGGGCTGGCGCCGCGGGGATCGTCATCGTGTGGGAGTTCGGCTGATGCGATACGCGCGCATCCAGGACGGCCGCGTGGCCGAGATTATCGAGCCGCATGGCCTGCCGCTGGAGCAGTTGTATCACCCGGAGATCGTGGACGATTGCGTCCCCCTCACGGACCCCGAGGTCGCGGAGGGCTGGCTGCATGCGGATGGGGCGTTCGTCCCGCCGCCCACGCCAGAGCCACCGGCCGATGTGCCCATTCGCGCCATCGCCCCCTATGCCTTCCGGCTGCGCCTGCCGGCCGCCACGCGCCGCGCCATCACCCTCGCCGCGTCCCTCGCGATGGACGCCGGCGATCCCACGCTGCAGACCTGGCTGGACGACCTCCATTCCACGCGGACCGTGCTGCTCGACCACCCCGACATCGCGTCGGGCGTTGCCATGCTGCAAGCCGCCGGGCTGATCACCGAAGCCGAGGCCGCCGCCCTGCTGGCGGATGGCACGGCGGAGGAGGTGTGATGCGCGGGGCGATCCGGCTGATCCTGGACGGCCTCCGCACCCCTGACGCCCATGGCCGCGACTGGTGGGCCTGGGGGGCGGGGCAGATGGCGCATGCGCTGATCGGCCTGCTGCTCGCGGCGCTGCTGTTCGCATGGCTCGGCGATGCGTGGATCGCGGCCGGCCTGGGCGCGGCGATCTATGCCGTCGGGAAGGAAGTGCCCGATGGGCTGCGGGAGCGCAGCCAGCGCGGCTGGCGCGACGCGGCGCATGACGCCCTGTTCGTCGCCGCCGGCGCGGTGCTGGCGGCGGCGCTGCTGCTGCAGGACTGGCGGGCCTTCGCTGTCGCCTTCGTGGCCGGCGGCACCGGATTGATCATCGGCGTGATGCAGCGGGCACGCGCCGCGCTGCGCGCCACGAACGCCGAAGGGACCTGAGACGATGCCTATGAGGATCGCGAATGCCGGCGCGCGTGCGATGGCGGATGTGCTGGCGGCGCTGGCCAATGGCGGCACGCTGCGGCTGTACAGCGGCAGCCAGCCCGCGGAAGCCGATGCGGCGCCGACCGGCACGCTGCTGGCCAGCGGCGCCCTGCCAAACCCCGCCTTCGGCGCGGCGACCGATGGCGCGCCGGGCGGCGTGGCGACGGCCGCCGCCATCGCGGCCATCACCGCCAGCGCGCCCGGCACGCTCGGTTGGTTCCGCGTGCTCTCGTCCGGCGGCGCGACGATCTGGGATGGCAATATCGGGCTGGGCGCCAGCGGCGCGGACATGATCGTCGCCGGCGCCTCGCTCGCCGTGGTGGCGGGCAGCAGCATCACCATCAGCTCGCTCACCGTGACGATGCCCGAAGCCTGACATGACGATGGAGATCGCGTTTTGGGCATGCGGCCTCACCGCCCGGCCCATCCACAAGCCCGAGACGTCACGCGGGCGGACAACAGGAGACGAGTATGGACCCGATCATCACCACCTTCCTGCGGGCCGGCGACACGCCGGTCGGCGTTCTGGAGCGGCGTGAGCGCAATAACCCCGAAGGCGGCTACGCCGACCTCGTGGTACTGCAGCTCCCGGACGATTGGTACACTGAGGCCGAGCTGCGGTCCTTCGCCGCGCAGCTGATCGCGGCCGCGGACGATCTGCGCGACAATCCGGCGCAGGTCTAGCCGCACCACCGGACGGGAGATACGGCGTGATCAACAGCACAGACGACCTGGTGGGGGCGCTTGGCCGTGCTGCGCCGATCCCGCTGTATTTCCCGACCGGCACCACGGTCGCCGGCGGGTTCACCAACCTGTCGCGGCTGGTGGTGGGCGGTCAGTTCGGTCAGATCGCCGTGCCGCCGGCGGCCACCGCGGGCGGCCATGTGCCGACCGACAATCTGATCGGATTTCCCACCTTTCCCAACCCCGGCGTCGGTCAGGCGACCTATCTGGCCGGCATCTCGCTGAGCAACGCGGCCGCGGGCCTGCTGCTGATCTATGATCGGGTCTACGCCGTCTCTGGCTTCGTGGGTAACGTAACCACGCCGCAGCCGGTCACAGCCCCGCCTGCGCTGCCGGCCAGCCGTGCGCCGAATGGTGGCGCGGCCCTCGAAATCTGGCTGGAAAGCTACACGGCGGTCGGCGCGACGGCCGCCAATGTGACGGTGACGTACATTAATCAGGATGGCGTGGCGGGCCGCACGACGCTGCCGATGCCGATCACAGCATCGTTCCCCGCTGGGCGGGCGCAGCGCCTTTCGCTGGCGGATGGCGACACAGGCGTGCAGGCGATTGAGGGCGTGCAGCTCAGCGCCTCCACGGGCGCGGCTGGCAATTTCGGCGTCGTGCTGCGCCGGCAGATGACGCTCTCTCCGCTGCCGATGGTGCAGACGGGCCTGGTGCAGGATTTCGCCGACGTGCGGATGCCGCAGGTCCCGGACGACGCGGCGCTGGAATTCCTGCACCTCGCGACGGGCTCAGCGACCGGCGTTCTGCTTGGCAACATCACGCTGATCCAGGGCTGATCCTATGAGCTGGCTCCGGGCTGCGGGGCGAAGGATCGGCCGGAAGATCCTGACCGACCCGAGGCTCGGGCCGCTGTTTCAGGCGGACGTATTTGGGTCCCCGCCGCCGGGCCGCTCGGCCGCCATCGCCGCCACCGCCCCGGCCGCGCGGCAGGCCGCCAGCGCCAGCATCGCGGCGCCGGCCGCTATCGTCGTGCTGGTGCGGCTGCGCCTGGTGCGGCCGGTGCAGGCAAGCCTCGCCCTGACGCGGCCGGTGCAGGCCAGCCTCACCTTCGCGCGGCTTGTGGTCGCGCATCTCGCAATCGAGGGGAAAAGAATGAGTGTGTCCACGCTCACGGCCGGCTCGGCCGCATTGATCATGGTCACCTTCCTGACAGAGGGTGGCGCGCCGATCACCGACGCCGGCGGCGTGGTGCTGCGGGCCAAGCCGCCCGGGGCTGGCGCTGTGCGGACCTACAACGTCACGCCGGGCGATAGTCCGGGGGAGTGGCGGGGCACCATCCTGTTTGACGTGCCCGGTCGATGGTGGGTGGAGGGCCTGTGCGCCACCCCGTCGCCGGAAGTCTCGGCCCCGCTGGTCGTCGAGGTCCGCGCCGCCGCGGCGGCCTGACCCATCGCTTCCCCCGCCGTCGCGCGGGGGTCCGGGGCGTTGGCGCGCCCCGAACCGCGTGGAAGGGCCACGCACGGCTGAACCGCCCCGCACCTCCGGCCGGAGGCAGGGCCAATGGAACAGAAAACCGACATGGAGTCCCCAGTGTTTTTCGACGCCGCCCCGGTGCAGCCGGCGGCGGCTTACCTCGGCGGCAAGCGGCGCCTGGCCGCCCGCATCATTGCCCGCCTGCGGGCGATCCCGCATGAGTGCTATGCAGAGCCCTTCGTGGGGATGGGCGGGGTGTTTCTCCGCCGCCCCTTCCGCGCGCGGGCGGAGGTCATCAACGACATCTCCCGCGATGTCGCCACGTTGTTCCGTGTGCTGCAGCGCCACTACGTGCCCCTGATGGACATGCTGCGGTGGCAGGTCACCAGCCGGGCGGAGTTCGAGCGGCTGCGCGCCGCGGTCCCTGACACCCTGACGGACCTGGAGCGCGCGGCGCGGTTCCTCTACCTCCAGCGCACGGCGTTCGGTGGCAAGGTCCGGGGGCAGAACTTCGGGGTGTTGCCCTCCGGGCCGGCGCGGTTCGATGTCGGGAAGCTCGGCCCGCTGCTTGAGGCTGTGCATGAGCGCTTGGCGGGGGTCGTGATCGAGTGCCTGCCCTGGCCCGAGCTGCTTCGCCGCTACGACCGCCCCGCGACGCTGTTCTACCTCGACCCGCCGTACTGGGGGTGCGAGACGGACTATGGCGAGGGCGTCTTCGCCCAGGAGGACTTCGAGGCTCTGGCCGAGGCCCTCTCCGGGCTGCGGGGGCAATTCCTCCTGAGCCTTAATGACGTGCCGGGTGTGCGCCGGGTCTTCAGCCGGTTCGCGATCGAGGCGGTCGAGACGACCTATTCCATCAGGCCC